CCTTTAATATAATACGTTTCATTCCTTGTGGTGTTATATTATAATCACTACAGTATTTCTTACAAAATGCTTGAATATAAGACATTTTTCTTCCATTTTTCATTACATCTCCAACACCATCAACATGTGGTTGTTCTTGATACAAGTTTCTTATTTGTGTGATTTGTTTGTCAGTAAGTTTTCTGCTCCAGGCAATACCTTTTCTTGTATTACTAAACTTTTGGATAGTTTCTTCACTAAAACATCCCTTTTTACCTTTATTCCAAGGTACATTCCCTTTCTTTACTCCCCCAATACCCTTTCTTTCATAATCATCAAATCCTTCCCCACCAGAGGATTTATTCCATCCATTTCTATATGTATCATACTTATCTATATTTTCTATTTCCAACATCTTGGCATCAGACACTTTAAGATTTTCATATAAAATCTCAAATGTGTGTGGTGGTTTTAATCTTTTGTGGTCTCTTTTCCTAACATCAATCTGTTGTGTTTGACCAACATATTTGACATCACCATAGTTATCTCTCAATAAGTAAATATAATACATAACTTTTATTTTTTATTTATAATCCAAGAAACTCACATTGTATTGTATAAATCCTCTATCCTCATCTTACTGATAACATCATCTTTCTCAACTTCTACCAATGTATCACCTCCAACGCACTCAAACTCAATCTTGAACTGTTGTTCAGAAGTGTTCTTGATTGTCTGTTCTTTCCAGACCTCATCTCTACCAGGAACTTCTGACCAGTGAACATCAGTTGGAATATATTCATTCTTTGCCTTCTCTGCATCATGCCACATTCTATAGAAGTGGTTCATGCCGTGAGGCGTAGAAACAATAATTACCTTCGTTGATTTACCAGAAGTAATCGTAGGATAAACAGATGCAAAGAATGCGTCAGCAACATGATTTGGAACGAATGCAAATTCGTCCAAGAAGAGGATGTTGAAAGACATACCTCGAACAGCTGATGCTGAAGTAGAAGCCGCAAGTATCTTACTACCGTTCTCTAACTCAATATTACCTTTGTTCCATACAAGAATACCCTGTTGCATCCACTTGGGTAAGTTTTCATATGCAGTAGCCAGTCTTGCTAATAGTTCTCTAGCAGTTGTAGCCTTGTTAGCCAGAATACCAATGTTGACACTATCATTGAAGATAGCATAGTGAAGTAGATACGATACACAAGTAGTAGACTTACCAGTCTGTCTAGGCATCTTACAGATATTAAATCTGTTCTCGTGGAAATTAGTAATTAACTTATCTTGGAAGTCATAAGTCTTGAATGGTTGAAGACCATGGTCCAAGGTCACAATCTTTACATAATTATTTGCAAAGTATACTGGGTCCTGCTTACACTTAATATATTCTTCAATATCTTCTTGTGTAAACTCAATGGGGGTATTCGCCTTCTTCAATAATGGGTTGCCCAAATAGACATCATTACTCATAATAATTACCTACTAATTTCTTCCCAATCCATTGCAGCGTAAACTTCTTCACTACTTGAGATTGGAGATGCTGCCACTGCAAGTGTCATTTCATATGGAGTTCCAGTTAAACCATTTCTTTCTAACTGGAATTTAAAGAGTGCTTCTTTCAAGATATTAATTGATGGAGATCCTTGATTTACAGAATTAAAAAATCCAGATGCTAATATTCTTCCACCAGTTATACCAGTTCCATTTAATTTATACTCTACTGAACTATCATCTCCAGCACTCGTCCAAGTTCCACCTGTTGTAGTTCCAGATGCTCTCACTTGCCAGTTGTAGTTAATACCATTGCTGACACCCATTAGAGAAAGGGCTGTCAGGATAGCAATCGCATCTAAACGATCTGGTGTTGCTTTTAGTCTAATACTAATAATAGGATAAAAAGTTCCAGCAACAGACATTGTATATGGTGCCGTAATTGGTGTTCCTACGGATTGTTGTAGTCCATTAAGTTCATATCCACCTTCTGAAATTACAGTAGAACATACTTGTTTCAGTGTGCTTGAAGAAGTAGTTACACCAGTATTTACAATCTCATATCTCAAAGGTAATGATGCTGTTGTGATATAAGTTGAGGCAATAAAGTTTGCATGATGGAATGAATGACAGTGGATCATTTGACCATTAATCACAAATCCAATTCTAACGGTTCCTAATCCTAACCACTCAATATCCATCCAAAGAATTTGAGCTTTGGTGAGATCTAAAGTAATTCCAGAAGGTCCAGTTCCATCTAACTTATCAACATTCCAATCAGATTGTGCAACTCTTGTTGAAGTTCCTGTAGATGTACTTCTCTCTACAAAATATGCAGTAGTTCCATCAATCTCATAATACAATCCATTATCAGCACCAAAATAACCTATTCTCTGTCTTAGATTTTCTTTCGGTGAATTAGGTACAAAGGTATTTAAAGTCAGTAGTGACTTTCCTGGCTGATATGAAAATACTTTAGTTGTTTCTCTAATTACAGAACACCCAGCAGTTGTTCCAATACCTATGTTGATTAGACCTTGTGTGGTTACGAAACCAACTGTAGAACCTGTACCAACAATCAAACTGTCCCAAAGATTATTATCTTTGTATCTGTGAGAACTATCAAACAATGTGAATGGTTGAGAAATTCTCATTCTACCAAAAGCATCACCACTGGTATTTCCAGTTCCACCTAAACCACAGTTTCCAATGTTACCGTACCTATCGGCACACATATAAACTTCAAATAGACTTCTCTCTTGGTTGAGATAGTCTTGATTATTCTTATTCCATTGAGCCATAATTTTCCCACTGTAATTTGCCAGGGTGATATCTTCTTACATCACCAAATTTCACTGTTGGTCTTTGTTCTACTGGATATACCCTTTGAACAATTGCACCAGGATATTCACTTTGTAGTTGTTCTGCCAACTCTTGATTGGTTGGAAGTCTTACTGAATTACCTTGTTCTAATTGAACTCTGTAGATACTACCCATCCAAACAAAGTCTGCGAGATACTTATAGTTCTCTTCTACCTGTTGTTCTGGTGGTGCAGAATCCTCACCACCTACATTGAGTGTTCCATTGAAGTCACCGTGAATAGGAATAGTGATTGACTCTTGTATAAAATCTTTAAACTCTTTCATCAGTTACACTCCCAGGCCCTAAGACTCTTGTTGATTCTGCTATCGGGATCTCTAGCAGTTTTGGCAGAAGTTAGTTTTTTCTTCATACCTTTCATCCTTGCACAGAATGATGCTCTTCTCTTATTACCCTTCACTTTAGATGGTCGTTTTAAGTTATGTCCATCTGCTTTCGCAGACTTTCTTCCTTTCTCATTTAAACCACCTTCAGGGTTCTGACCTTCTTTACGAGTCCAAGCAGCACCTTCACTCATATCACCACCTTCATCATGATCTTCATCTTTCATCAAATCACCATTTGGCATTACATGATGACCTTTAGGTATCGGCTTACATTTTTTAGAGTCCTTACAATAGTATTCACCTTTAGAACAACTCTTACTAGATTTATCATATTCTTCACGAACACCAACATTCAACATTGGTTCGTTAGGGTTATATGAGGTAAGGTCAAACCTTTGAACATAAGAACCTGGATATACTTTCTCAAGTGTATCCTGAACTTCAGTTCTGGAAGGTCTCTTTACATCTGGGAAGAATAATTTCATCATCATGTATTTACCTCTCCAGGTAAATCCTACCAAGTAACAGTTACCACTCTGTGCAGGAATTCTGGTAGCCTCTTCAATAGTTTTTTCTTCATCTTTTGTTTCCTCACCAACCGGAACACAATTGGGAACTACTTTTTTACCCTTCTTCTTCATACCCTTCTGGGTATAACCAGACCAACACTTCTCATCAAGAACTTCTACCTCAATGCCTGAGGCTTCCATACACTTGATTTGAAGATCAGTGAATTCTGGAAGAGCCATAAACTCTTCGTTCTTCTTTGACTTACCATAGTTGGCAGCACCTTTCTTACGGCACTGAACCAAACGACCAGAAGCATAAGCAGAAGGCCATACAGAAGCAGATGCCTTTACCTTATGGTAACATGCATCCTTCTTACCACTACCTTTACCCTTCTTGTCCGCTTCATTGATTTCCATTTCTTCTTTCATTTTTTTCTTTGGTTTGTCAGTTGAAACGTAAGTTGGTTTTGCAGCACCAGACTTTGATTGTTGGTTTGGGTCTGCTTTCTTCTTTCTGCGTTGTGCAGACTTTCTTTCGGCAGGAGTCATACTAGCCCTCTTTGAAGAAGATACACACTTGGGTGTTCCTTCACCTGGTTTATCACTAGCACATGTACCACCAGTGACCACATTGACCCAACCAGACTTACCGTCTTTAGACTTGGATCCCTTAAACCACTTATGTAAATTACCTTCCTGCATATCAATAGAAAGAGTTCTGTTTTATTATTTATTACTATGTAACAGATATAGTAGCATTTACCATAACAGAACCCTCAAATACCTTAGAAACTACACTAGAACCTGATGTTACAAGGATGTCATAGTAGTTTCTACCTACTGTCAAATTCGATGTAACTGTAGTATCCATTGATAACGTAATTGTTCCAGTAGTTGATGCAATACCTACAGCAAAACTTTGAACGTTACTAGAATCTTCAGGATACTTTCTTACTTTAGATACCCCTGTATATCCAGTCAAATCGATAATGGTCTGGTCAGGGTTCTTCATCACAAAATTTTGTGAAAAATCTGTTCCCTTATCAATTTGTATATTAATAGATTCGACAGCCATTTCAATCTTTTTAGGTATTTATGTCTTTACCAGCATTCTTTAACATCTTTTGAAGGTCTGCTGTTGAACCTACAAAAAGTGCATTATTGACAGTAGTTGGTCCTTTCGATTCCTCTTCCTTATTAACATCCTTCAGTTTTTTCTGAAGGTCCATCAATTTATCAGTTGCATCAGAAACACTCTTAATCAATTGTCCCGCAACTTCATATGCACGAGGCATCTCACTTTCTTGTGCAAGTTCAAGAATACCATTAATTGCTTCTTGTCCTTTTTCGATAATCGAATACAAATTACCTCTGGTATATTCGTAGTCTTTACGAATATCTTCTTTAGAATTTTTATAGTGTTCTATCTTTTTTTCGATAGCATTCTTTTCCGGTATTACTTCTATTGGTTCAATATCAAAAGTTTCATTGAGTTTTTCATACTTATCCATGATTTACCTCAGAAAAGATTTCCATCAAAACCGAAATTGTCACCAACTTCGATTTGTGCATTATCTGCTTGGGTTATCGTATATACCTTTTCCCCAAGTAAATGATTTTGTAGTGGTGACTTATCTTGAGCTCTCTTAACTGATAACCTATTACCTGTCACATTCTCTACATACATCTCTTCTTGACCGATGTAAATATAAGATTTCTCTGGAATTTTAGTTCCATCATCGACATCGATTACAGTTTCTACCATATCAACATTCTCTGCAAGAAGAGTTGCAACCACACCATCATAATCTTTGACTGCTCTTGGTGTAACTTGATAAGTAACATCTCTCTGATAAGAATTTCCACTGGTAGAACCAGCAACATATCCAACAGTAACCTTCTTGATGATATCGGAAGAAACATCTTTGAGAGGACCAAAGACATAAGTCTTTGCAGTAAATGTTATAGTATAAATTAGTGCTCTTCTTGTATCAAAATTACCCTCATAATCATCACTCATATCAATGTTGTCCAGTTGAACTGGAACATTGATTACTTCATTCAGATTTCCCAAGAACTTGATGGGGAGTGTATAACCTGGTTGAAAGTATGGAACAATCTGTTCGATAATTTGAAGCATATCATCGTTCAATTTTGTGTAAATTGAAAGAGTGATTGTCATGTTATATGGAACGGGAAGATATCCTTTCTTCGTCTCTGTTCCGTCAGGATTTGTATAAACTACAGTCTGTGTTTGAGTTGATTTTCTCGAAGAATCATATGCAAGATTCGTAAACTCAAATGACATCCTCGGAAGTGTCATTTGAACCGGTGCATTCAAATCCGGGTTCTGTTTTAGTCTTGCAAGAAATTTTTGAGTAGGTCCGTAAGCAAGAGGAACTTTGATGACACTAAAAGTAGAATCATTTTCGTCCTTATGGTGAATTTCGATTCCATTGAATAATGAACCAAATCCAATAATTACAGATCTAAAGATCTCATTGTAAAAATACTCAAACATTACTTTGAAGACATATACTTCTATTTATCAGGGCATACCAAATGGATTGGATGTTGAGAAATCCAAAATTGTTTTTGCTTCTGATTCAATGGTATCATTATCTGCAAAAGGAGTTACTAAATCGTCAGTATTTACAGAACCAATTACATACCTGGCTCCAGATGTACTACCGGTTAGATATTCTTGTGGAACAAAACTACCGCTTACAATACTGATTTCAATAATGTTTGTAATACCATTCCATTCCTTAACTCTTGCAGTTGTTCCAGATACAGAACCAGTTACAATTTCATTGAACACAAACATTCCACCGACACTAATGTTGGGGTTATCAACAAACGGTGGATCAATAATTACAACCGGGTCGGTATCATATCCAGAACCACCATCTATAATATAAATTGCAGTAACAATACCCGCACTAATTGTCGCAAGACCCACAGCATATCTAGATGGTGATGGGTATAATGAGTCAAATGTACTGGTAGAATCATCCCAATAGTAATTATTATCACTGAATAGTGGATAAGTTCCTGCAGTTAAACCAATAGAAACCTTGGGCGGTTTAATATATCCAGAACCACCATCGGTAACTGTAATTTTACGAACAGAACCGTCTGTAGAAATACCAGTAGTAGCAGCTGCACCAACACCAGTATCACCAGTTATTGATACCCAAGGGGGGACTACATATCCACAACCAGCATCTGTCATATGAATGGCGGAAATTCTACCACCTACACCATTGCAATTTGGATAGTCATAAGATAGTGATGCAATACCTGTGGCAGTAATTCCTCCTGGAGGTGCTGAAGAGAAACCGACCTGAGGTTGTGTCACATAATCTTTACCCATATTGGTAATGGTTACCTGACTAACTGCACCTTCGGGACATACCTGTGCGGTTGCTGTTGCAGACCTACCAGCACCAATTAGTGCCAGTGTCTGAATATAACCAATCTGTGCAATCTCATCATCAATATCTTCAATACCAGTATCAATAACTTCATCTTCATAACGGAAGAGTTCACATCTTAACTCATAGACATATGTCTTCTTGAGTTGATAGAAAGGTTGTTCATGTTCTACAAACTTAATTTCAAATAACCTATCCCCAAGAGGGAAGTATATTAAGTCACCCTCTTTTGGTCGTGTCGAAAGTTCAATATCTGGAATATCTTTAATTAGTGGTGTAATATAATTCTCATATCGTTCTTTTGAAATGACGAGTTGTAAGTCATCTCTATTTTCAATACCAAACTTCGAGAGAATACTTCCCTGACCAGTATATCCCTCATAGTTATCCACATACGCTTCAATAGGATATGCGTTAGTGAAGTCAGATTGAATAACTTCTTTGATAACAGTATTAGTTGTAACATACCTTCTGGGTAAGTAATAAACTTCTATTCCATACATCCTCAACTGTTCGTTGATAAGACTCTGGACTAGACTCTGCTCAGTTTGACTACCGTTCAGGAAAAATGGGTTGAGCATAATGTATTAGCCAATAAGATCTAAAGGTGGAAGTTCATATGTACTCATCATCTTTTCTTGGATCTTATCAAGATCTGCTTGACCGTCTTCATATATTTGTCTCCCATTAAATTCAATACCACCTGGAAGTTTCACACCCTGGAACTTAATCAAATTCTGACCCCACTGCTTTTTAACAAGAGCAGTTACATATGGTTTCAGGAACGAATCGTTCCAAATTCTTGAATACTCGTTGGGATCATTTGCAGCCCAACAATCAATAACAAGAAACTCACCAACCTGCAACTCACTCCAGTCAATATCCAAATACAACCTATCAGTTCTCTGATTAAATCTAATCTGTTTGTGAGTATTCAGAATAAAGTTAACTGTCTCCAAATAACTCATCGTCATCGAATACGATGTCAAATCATATCCAGATGCACCCCATCCATTAAGACCAATAAAGTCATTCAACATCATTTGATATCTGACATTGAACATACCTTGCCCCATTCCACCACCAAACTGGAATGCTTTATTCACTCCAATAATTGAAGGTGGAATTTGTATATAATTGCTATTATGATAGTATGTAAATGTAGTGGCAGTCCCTACAATACTTGCGGTAGCGGATGTTGATGCCATACCAACAGTCCCATTCTGATTTTGAGGAGCACCAGGTGGTCTTGCTCTACCTCTATTAATATCTTCTTGAGTTACCTGATACTTTAAGTATACCTGTGTAACACCATCAAAGTGTCTCTCGTTAAAATATTGAATGGCATCATCAATCAAATCCTGAACCTGTTCGTCAGCAACATTGACCTCCAAAATAGGAGCACCAAGTTGTCTCAAAACATAATCAGTGAATTCTTGTCTGGTGGTAGGCTGAGCCATTTATATAAGAACTTCTATATTGACTATTTATAGTTCGGTTTCAACATCGATGTAATGTTTGAAAGTAAACTCTTAATATCACTCATATCATCCTTTAGAGATGAAACTTCTGTTTGGAGAGAATTAAGTCTTTCTCTCTCTTCATTCATTTTTTCCCTATTCTTCACATAGGCTTGGAACTCAAGGTTATTTTTGTTGACAATGGCCCCGGTTGAGGAGTCTCTAAAATAACCATCCATTCCTTCTACTGGTATTAAATGTTTCATATCAAGCGAACGAAATTGCACGAAGGTTTCTTATCAGTGGAGCATTGGACTGATCGATCGATGTACCAACGATCTTGATACGGAAAGATGTAAATGGTATCAACTCATCAATTGTGAATTTATACTCCTTGTAGAGGTTCACAGACGGTTCTGGTTGATAGGAATCAATAGAGGGTACTCTTACATCAGATGTACCATTATTGTTTGAGATATCAATAATAGAACCGTTACTCGCGATATTTGAATATCCAGGGAATGGTACAAAAACAGTCTCTTCTGGTTTAGTATCTTGATTCAATGCATAGAACAATCTAATATCATTGTTATTAGAAATGTATGCATCCAATATGACTTGGAGAGATGTTGCAGGATTTTCAAGAATAATATTCTTGGAAACATATACAAACGAATTTGGATCGTTCTCAGTGCCATTGACTCTAAAGTCAGATGCATAATTAGTAACAGGTCTATCTATTCTATTTGAAGTAAAGACTACAGATGCGTTATCCAAGTCAATTGCAGGACTCAATCTTTCATCAGTAGTAAACATACTGAACAACATAGAGAATGACTTTTGACCAGGGAATTGGTCACTATTCAAATATAGAGACTCATTGAGTGGTGATGGAATCATTCTTTGAGAATCAAAGTAATTTTTACTAAACAAATTGACCTGCTCATAACCCTCATCAAGGTATGACTGTTGATTTCCAGAAATACTTGATGCAGAAATTGTTCTTACCTGAGTAATAAGATTAGTCGCAGTTGGTGTAATTGTGGTTACCTTGGGTGTAATCAATGAGAATGGTAGGTTGTAAGTACCTGTTACATTTGGACCACCACCGACAGTTCTTTCATTGAAGTATAGTGGTGGGAAACCATCTGCATTACCAGGTGCTCTATTGACACCACCAATATTCATTTGAACTTTAATGTAGTAGTAATCCAATCCAATCGGAGCTTCTACCAAATCACTTGCATTAACATTTGATAGTAGGTGTTGTCTATTAATTCTTCTCAACGAAACACCATTCAGTTCGTACTTAGTAACGATTTCACCCAAATCGTGAGTTGCTATTGTTGTATTATCAACTCCTCTTACAATACCGGTCAATGTTCTACCATTAGTTCCAGTGTAACTAATAATTTCTTCTCCAACCTTGATATATCCAGGGTTAGTAGCACCAACTCCAATATTCTCAAATGTTGCGAAATCAGTTATAACGCCCTCAAGAATGATGAATGATGTAGAATTGAATGGATATTCTTGAGTCAAAGTAGTTGGTGCCCCATCACTCGATACTCCATCAATATTGAGTCTATCTACATTAGAATATAGACCGTGATTTCTTTGGAATACTTTGATGTAGTCACCATTAGTAACCGTAGTTATGGGTGATAGGGGAATTACATCTCCACCTACAGTGCTGTTGAGTTCTGTTGTAATACCACTATTATTATCAAAATATAATGGATAACTAGAATTGGAAACAAAGTTACCCTGAACATTTTCCAATACAAGAGTGTTATTTCCAAGAATAGATTCAACAGAAAGTTGCATCCCAGAACCAAGATTGACACCACCTAGATTGACAGGTGTCAGAACATCACCGACTACGTAACCAACACCACCATTGTTTATAGTTGCTGCTGTAGCAGAACCGTTAGTAATGGTAATATTTGCAGTAGCATCTAGTCCTTTACCAGTAATTGATGTTAGGGCAACTCCAGTATAAGATTGACTACCACTTGCAGGTACATATCCACTACCACTATTAGTAATAGAAAGATTTGATGTTGCAGATCCAGCAAAGGCAACTAGTGTTCCTGTTGCACCAATATTGAGTTGTTTGACAGTGTTACCCAATACCAAATCACTATCTTGAACAGTAGTACCAAGACCAACTCTAATCTCTCTAGAATTCATAGAAAGACCAGTTGGATCGATCTGTGAAAGAGAAGATGGTAGATTTGGATTAAAGAATTGTACGTTACCAGATGGTCTGAACGAGGATCTAAACATCTCAAACTTAAGATCTTCATACTGACTTGGAGTCCATACTGAAGCATTTTGAGATTTAAACAAAGAACCAAGGAGTGGTTGTTCTGTTACAAGAATCTGACCAGCCTCTTGATCTATAGTTCTTACATCAGCCTCACCCAGTCTACTAATCCATACTTTCCACTCAACGGAATGTGACAACAGAACCATAGCATATTCGGTTCCACCATTTAGATACACTGGAGAATCCAATGTAATGGTATATGGAACAGAACCATCATTACTGAGTGTTACATCCGCAGGATTGATATCAATTTCCGAGAAAGGAAGAACTGTTTCTGTAGGTGTTCCAAGTTTACATTCTCTCAACTGGAAAGTTGCGGGAACGGTGTCATCTTTTGCTTGGAAGAATACATTGATCTTAGTAACAAAGATTCCAGTCTCATCATCAACTCGGAATGTTTGTGCGAGAGGGTCTCCTCCCTGCGGCCGAGGACGAGGTGGTGGTGTTGGTCGTCGTGGTTGTACAACATTAGGTATATTCGTTATATTTGCAATATCTTGTTCGATTGTAGTTATAACATCAAATCCACTTTCAACCGCAATAGTATTAGTTGTGAAGTTATCATTAATATTAATATTTCTTTGTTGACTAAGGTCCTCAATACCAACTACAGCATTTCTCAAAGAAAGTGTTGCTTCTTGAGTTGTATCTACATCACCTTGTGAATAGAATGTCCCTTCTCCTGCAGTCGAGACAGCACCTTCAATTTGACTATTAATTTTACTACTGGTGAGTCTAAATCTTGATCTACCAGTTTCAAACGTTGGGTTGGCATTATTCGCACCATCAGGTACTCTGAATGATGCCTGTAAAGTACCATTCTTATCACTAATGAGTCTTACATTAGTAACTTTTGCTTGAGCACCACTAGTTCTACCGGTCAAAATCATCCCACTTGAGATGTATCCACTAAACTGTGGGAAATCTTCAGACGAAAGACTGAATGTATCAATGTTTACAGTATTAGAAGATTCTGAATAGGCCGAATTGACAAAAACGTTTCTGTCATATGGACTTTCATCATAAATGTCTGTTGGGTTGTTGTATGGACCATACTTATGATTAGATGTTGCAACTCTAAAGTCTATACGTGGAACAGAACTCGAATTGTTTTGTTGAGAACCACCATTATTCAATCTACCAAAGACTGTCTCACCAATAGAGAATGACCCATGGATCATTTCAATTTCAATCAACTTAGGTACAATAAATTTGTTGACATCTACTTGATCAAAGAATGAATAAAGTCTTGTAAATGGCCTGAATTTTGTTGCAGTAACATCAATGTTACGAGATCTCATAAAGTGAATGATATCTCTTCTTACAACTCTATCTCCAAGAGATTCGGTCTCAATTACTTCATTGACTGCTGATTGTGTTCCAGATCTTTGTTGATCCAGTGTAATTCCACCACTTGCAGAAATGTTATTGACAATTGCATCACTTGCATCAACAATTCGATCGACACCAACATCTCTTCCACGAAGAAGATTATCTACAAGACCATTTGATACTACATCAGATGCACCTTGAAGGAATTGTTGGTCATTTGACAATGACATATCCAAGTTGACACCAACAGTTTCCCACGAATTCCACAGAACAGGACTTACACCAGTTCTTGAACCATCTGCATTGGTTGTTACTTCCGCACCAAGAGATTCTGCAATACCTTGGAACGAACCCTCCATCATTACGTTATTGATTTCAAGTCTATTGACATCAATCCAAACATCAACATCTGGTGTCAATTTGATTGTACCTTGCCAGAACTGAATCAGGAAAGGAGTGACACTTTCAATTCTTGTTGCATATGGTTGTGTCAACCAAGATTGATCAGTATAGTCAAGAGTAATAACTCTTCCTGTCTGTTTGATATTGTTACCAACAATATCGGCAAATTGTGAGTCTTGGTTTGCATCAGAAGTTGCACCAATTCCAGTAATTGCAGTTGTTCCTAGTTGAAGATTAAGTGCAGTAGTGTAGTGAGAAGGTCTCAGGATACCTTTTCTAGTATCGACACTATTCTTAATACCGATTGTAGAATCTTGGGGTTCAAGAGAAGAGAAGTTATCTACAAAAATACCAGACTTGAACTTATTATTACCGTTTGCATCTTCTACAAACAAATTAAGAGTATTTGTCTCAATTTGACTCAATGAAGTATAATACTCAAGATTTTTAATTCTTTGTTCGAGTTTAGCAATATCAGTCATCTGATATCTCTTGTGCTCTACAAAGTTAATTTTTGCATCAGATGTCTTGTATAGGTATGCAGGTAAAAATACATTAGCAATATTCATTGCTCCACTGATACTATCAGGAAGTCTTGGTTGATCCTGAGGAGTACCTTGAATTACACTTATAGAACCTATTTTATCAATATAAATTCTATCTGCTCTTGGAAGATAGTACTCATAACCAAGAGTCATTACTTCATCGGAAGCAATAATGTGCTTAGAACTATGTTGATTACCATCAACACCGTCTGCAAAATTTCTACCATCAAATTCTAATGGTGACCTTGAACCAGCAGCAACAATATAATCACTTACCCTAGGTCTTGCATCAATGATATCAGAATTTCTATGTCCATTTACAGTAGATAGTTTTGCATAATCAAAATTATTGTAAGAATTTGCTGTGGTGATATCACCCTGGTCGGCAGGATCATAATTTGCAGTCTGATAATAAACTTTCAGTTGTCTGGATGGGATTCCTGCAGAACCTTTTCTAATAATTCTTGAATAGTCGTAATATCCACCTTTCTGTCCATTGGAGAACTTGAAATCTCTGGTGATATTTTTAGAACCGAGTTTTGCACTATTGACAATACCATTAGTTGATGATAGACTTCCAGATACAATTTCACCGTTTTGGAAAGTCGAACTATTTAAGTAGATGAAATATACTTTAGTATCTGTAAACTTCTCAATGTATATTGCCTTGGCACCACTAGTTTGACCAGAGAGTGTCTCACCAACAATCAAATCGTTAGTTGTCCCACTAACACCATCCATCTGAGATAGTGTCATATATGGTGCAGTAGGTTCTCCTACATCGTCAGATTGGAATACACCATAAATTTTAGTTACATCAGGAGTATTCAGACAAATAACTTCGTCTTGTACTCTTGTACCAAAGGGGTAATTTCCAGAAACTAGTCCATCTTGTAGAGTTGTAGAACCAATACCAGAAGCAGATGAACTTGACTTGTCAATAATAATACTATTAGAAACAGAATTCAGTTTAGTTTTAGATGTGACGTTATTCTTCTGAATCGTAGTTATGAGTTTGGTGTTAACATCATCAGCACCTAGACCAGTAATTTGAACAGACTTGAAAGAATTGGTAAATACAAACCTATCTTCAGTAAGTACTTCAGTCTGACCATTTGATCTGATTAGAGTATATCTTTCCTCATCGAAAGGTAAGAATGACTCATTATCTCCCGCATTAATTACAGGAGTAGAGTTAGTCGTAATATTTGTATTATACTGTCTTCTAATAACAATCTCAGAATCAATCAGATCTACAGATGCAACATTAGTTTTTGGGAATGCACTGTATAGTGATTCATTATCAGTAATATTACCAGAACCAGTATTACGTTGAGCTCTGGTACTGATTATTTGTACATTTGAAACTGTTTCAGTTCCTGAAGGAAGACCACCATCACAGATACCCGTAACTGTTGTTACACCACTAACTGTAATATTGGTTCTACCAACTCCTGTTACTCTTGCAAATGTTGCAGTATCAAGATTAGTTCTAGAGAACCTTACAAGGTTACCGACAGTGACAATACCAACGAAAGAGAAACCGGGATCTACTGGAATTGAAATTCTTGAAGAATTTGCAATCTGAGGTGAACAAGTTGCGTTACCAATATCATAAACCGGAGTTTGAATAATATCTGCAGTAAATGTGTTGCCAGTTCCTACAATACCAAATACTGACTTAGTATCTGAGAGTGAGAAATTAGTTGACTCAGTAACGAATCTTGCATCATCAAGTGTTCCATTGAATAGGAGTCTCTCACCTTTGAAGAAATCACCCTCAACACTATATGCAGTGATTGCAGTTCCTGCACTTACAGAATACTTAAGGAAACCTGTTGCACCACTTGATTCTCCTTTAATATATGCGGAGGTGTTAAGTGTTACTGGTTCGTTAACAGTAATGTCTGTATATGTTTGAACATCAAATAGAGACAGGTCCCAAACATTTAGGTTTGGGAAGTTTGTATCATAAGAACCAGACTCAAGTGCAAAGTCGTAGATTCTTGCAATACCAATTTCTTTACCTGGTGCAGTTTCTTGATTTGAACCAACTCTTAGACTTCTAAGACTCAAAGTATTTGTAGTATTGATACCAATAGATGGAGATCCATAGACTCTGTTGAGTGCTATGGTCGGACCAAAACCAAAATTAATACCTTGATTTTTTAATTGCTTAGTTGCTCTTGGTTTTACAAAGTCAATTAATGAGGGTACTATAGTTTCTACTTCGTAACCCCTGACATATGCTTTACCCGGAGAAATCTTATAGACTCCGATATTATCGTCGGGGGTATTTCCAGACTGAGTGGTTTGTCCAGGATTGTATATTCCTCTGTTTCCTTCTTCGTTGTTCAGACTGTTTTTTACAGTAGTAACAAATTCTTTCACATAATAATGACCAGATTCGTCAAAAGTTCTTCTTGCGAACTCGTCACCTATAAAGTTGTATTCAGTATTTCTATTGATTACTCTCAGAATACCATTACTAACTTCTGAAAGTTGAACAAAGTTACTTTCATCAAAATTGTCGAGAGGTTTTTTAGCTAATACTGGGGTTATCTTAAGTCTATCTGCACCTGGTGCCGTATAATTATTAAATCCTTGTGCATTATCATTCAACGATGGGTCAACATCAGAAGAAATAATCTCTTCAATAATATCAAGACCAACTCTGTAAGATGGAGTATTACTATACTGGTCAAGAATTAGAGTCTGAGTTGCAACATCAACAAAATAACCTCTCAAGAAATAAATTCCTTGCGAAAGATTGAAAGACGAACCAATGACAGGAGCGTTTTGAGGAATTGTGGAACAAAATCCTTCACCAGATACAATGAAAGTTGATGCATAATTAATATTTGTACTCGTGGTTAAAACTTCACCACTTATAAAAGTACTTACATCTTCTTCAGAAGATGAGTTCTCATAGTTAACGTATAGTGTATAAGTTCCTCTATCCGATTCGTCATCCGTAATATAAGTTACAACACGTGCAGTTACATTCGACGATTGTCCAGTGATAATCGTCCCAACCAGTTGTTCTAGATATATACCTACAGGTATACCAAGAAACTCGGGCTCAATCTGAATTCCATAAAAGTTTTTGACATAAGTCAAGTCACCAGGAATAACCTTAGCACCTTCTTTGAAGAAATGGTTACCCATATCTTCAACTTGATTCTGAAGAATTGACTGCAGACCAGTTAGTTCTCTAGCCTGAACTGGATAGCCAGGTTTAAAAAGAATCTTATAATAATTTTGTTTAGGATCAAAGTCGTCAAAATAAGGAGCGACGTTTAGATTAGTTTCCTGTGGCATATCTCTTAGAATTGCAAGATAACTTTAACATCTTCTTTCTGAGAAGAGGATCGGGTAACAGAAGGTCTATTATCAACATAGATGATATCGCCAGAATATTTTTGTGATTCTGGGTTCGATACTCCTTTCGTGAATTCCTGACCCAAGTAGTATGTCCTACTATTTATTGCCGTAGAAACGCCAGTAAAGTCGGTATCAATATTTAATGTATTACCTGAAGTAGGAATAATACTGATACTACCACCATTGGTTGGAGACGCAGTAAATTCTAATTGATTAAATCCATAGACTGGAACAGTGTTTTTTGTTCCATCAGTATTAAAACCAGCAGTTCTTCTATCTTGCCAGTACTTTAGAACACCAGTTTGATTGTCATAAGAAACAACTTTTCCAACCGCAGTAGAGCCAAGACCAACAGTTTGAGTTACGAAGGAGTCTGCAGTGAATACTGCTTCACTATAACCAGTACCTACCAATTTAAGTGCATATAGTGCACTTGCTTTATCTTTGGTAAGATTTGATGAAGAACTGTGGTTTGTTGGATTTTTTACAATCCCTACTCGGGCAAATTGGTTTCCAGTAATAAAGTCAGGGTTTTGAGTATCATTTTCAAATCTTGCATAAGATAGAACATTATATGCACCCAGTTCAGAGTAAATATCAGCACCATGACCTCCGGGAGGAGGAATGATTACATCAAAAATCGGTGCAATTGTTCCATTTGGTACACCACCACTCTTCAGGTCTAATGTACCAAAAGTATAACCATGACCACCCCTAGAAACGGTGACAGATTCTACCTTTGCGTCATTGTTAATAACAACCGTGGCTTCTGCTCCTCTACCATTACCTAGAATAGGTACTCTGGTGTAAGTAACATTTGCAGTTCCAATACCAACACCACGATTTCTAATCGTTACAATCTTGATTTGACCACTGTTTGTAGCATTCTCCTTTACCGGAGCATAAGATGCATTAGTATTCCAATCAGTTGGTACTGCTATATAACTTGTAGAATCAAATTTGATAATTTGATTTGGTTTGATGGTATAAAGATACTTCCAGATATAACCATCACCACTACTACCAGCCTCTCTAGGCTCTAGGTCAGTGAAGTTTGGCTCATCCAGTGATGGACCACCTCTGTAACTATTCTCTGGATTTGCATTATTGAACAGACAAATATAAACTTTATACTCACTATTCATTACATAGAAATTTGAGTCATAAATGTCGTATGAATTAGAAGGAAGAGACGGGTTGTCCCTTGTAATATCATTTCTCCACATGTCATATGTGGTTCCAGATTGCCATATGATTTTTCTAACAACCTGGCTTACATCAGTAGAGTTGATTCTCTTAAGAGCCAACATCGTATCCCAATAATCATTAGATTGGTCTAAACTATCCTTAGGTGCTGGGGGGTTTGAATCCCAGTCACTTTGGAAGTCCGCAGGGTCTGGTAAACCAATCCATGCGTAATAAGAATTAGAAGAATTCTGGACATCATCCACAAAATTCTTCGCATTCAGAATACGTAATTGATCTGTAATTATCGCAGCCATTTTTACCGGACTTTTTTTTTATTTAGACTGTAAACAGGTCGGGATATATCACAACAGTTCCACCCATACCCGCATGAGAAGTGCATTGATAGTACAATGAGTTTGGTGCATCAAATGGGACATCAAATCTAAGTGTTCCATTTGAAACCGCATTATTGGTAACACCTGTCGAGAATGCAGAACCACCATTCGATGAACGAATCTCAAATGGATGTGCACCCATGTTATTTACAAACTCATATGATTGACCTCTTGCAAGGTATATTACCGGATCAGCCGTAGCATTTAAACCACCAGGACCAGTGAATTGATAGTGGGTACTACCATCTGCCCCAAGATTCCATTTACCTGAAGTGATATTGGATGCATCACCATAATATGTTGCACTGGTCACAACACCGAGAGTAGAGACACCACTTACATTCAAGTTTGTGGTGGTTATCTGTGATGGTGTAGGTGCAGATATTTGAACAGAACCATATGAGGTACTAATACTTACATTAGTACCTGCAGTAATTTGAGTTACAACCCCAACAAAGGTAGTAGTTCCATTACCTACTACGTTGTAAAGTTCAACAAAGTTACTATTAATCTTTTCGGCACCTTCAATAAGTGAGTCACCTGTTCCACTATTGGGAGATGAACCCGTATTAATACCTTGGTATGCCATCTTTTATACAGAATCCT